GTTTAATTTCGATACAAAGACAGGGACAGGCAGAAGAGCTATTTGAAGACAAGCAAGCACGTATTAACATTGAACTAGGTGACATAGTTACATTCAGGCTTAGTAATACTGACCCACTTACTCTAGACAAAAACGACCCAGTTTTTAATACTACGGATACTCAAGGCGACACTATAATAAATGGAAACCCTGAAGACTACGGAATAAGCTATACAGATGTGAAATCTGCTGTTGATGATTTACGCATACAGGCAGATGAAGCGATGGTATTAGGCTCCCGGTGGATTATTGGTAACGTAGGTTTTATTGTTGTATCAAGAACGCAAAATATATGGAGCCAAGGTAACACTGTTGATGTAAAGCTGGAATGTAACAACACATTAGGTGAAAAAGAGATAGGTATTGCTGGCACTAGGGCAGTACAAGATTTATTGGGCGGTTACGAAGGCCCATGGCCCGAGTTTTTACGTGGTCCGAGGCCATCAAATATAAATGAAGGCGGGTTTAGTATTAACAAACACTGCGGTGCAGCCTTCTGGAACATTTGTAAATACGATGTTGCGTCTGTGCGGATGATCAGGGCTGCAGACACAGTTGAAGTAGGAATCAAGAGTACCGTATTTAACCAAGCTAACGGATTGTGTAATTTCAACGGTTTGCTAACACCAAAAGAAACTTGGAAGAGAGACAAAGACGATATTCAATTAAATACGCCTGCCTTATCAAGGTATTTTCAAAGAACGTCTTGCTTCAGTATTTGGATACGAGAAATACCTGACTACGAGCCAGTTGATGGTGACGAAGGTGCAAATCCCAAGCCGTGGTCAAGGATACCACAAGTTTTTTGCGTCAGCGGTAACACACCCCAGCCTTTATTTAACTACATTAGATTGCGGCCAAGGGGTTTACCGGGACCAAAGAAAAGATACGAGTTTAGGTTTACACCCAGAACAGGTTCAGACATAGTTCAAAACGGGCTAGATGGTGCAATATATTTTAGACTTAACGCTCAAAGCGGTAATGTTATTGGTGAAGATTTTCAGACCTCTTACGGACCAGTAAGGGTTACATTTACCGGTGACAGGGTAAAAAGAGAGGCAATTTTATTAAACAGCGAATTAACCACAGCAGCTGGGGCGGACACTGAAGCTGGAAGCGTAGAGGAAGAGGTACCTGTACTTGTACCGACAAACATACGACTTGTAAATGTTATAGGAAGCCAAAATTTTGCAATAAATGCGTGGCTTACTGAAGTCATCGGTAGAAACCCTAGATTTTCCGGTGAAATAGGCAGAGGAACAGTCCTGTTTACAAAAAACAGGACTAACAACTCTCCAGGCTTTATAGAGATTAGAGTTACCGCCACTGCTGGAACGCAAACCGGATCCTTACACCAGGAGTATTATGGAACTAGGTTAAACTGGTCTAACGCTATAACACCTGTTTTTGACGTAATACAGGGACCGAACACAGGGGGACTGTGGACCGGAGTAGGTGAAGGTTTTAGCGTTACAAAATTTATAAGCTCATCTAACCGCTACAGAAACGTACAAAGTCAAGTTACCTTCTCTTTTGACATTAGTGCTGTAGGGACGATTACCCAGTCAATTACTGTAACTCAACCCTCTACTAGTATTGGCTTTGAAGAAAGACTTTTTGAAGAAAGCAGCCAAGTTTCTGACTGCAGCCATTATCTAGAACTTACAAAGTCAAATTCAGACTCACCGGAGCATGAAATTGTCTATGTAAATGAAAGTGTACGCGAGCAGACCGTTCCTCAATACGAAGACCTTTCAATGCTAGGTTTGTGTGTAAAAGCTGGAAACAATTTTTCCAGCGTTGAGCAACCCCGAATATGGTTAGATAAAGGCATTAGTGTAGAAAGGCTAGAGCCGGATATAAGCAATACATTCGGCCCAAGCAATATATTTTCAGACCTGCTTTATTACCTGCTTACAAACGAAAAACAAGGTGTTGGTACGAGCGTTTCTTCGGAGCTTGTTGACAGGAATAGTTTTGCGGAGACTGCAAAGTACCTAGTAAAAAACCGTATATTTTGGACAGGGGTTATAGAGGCCGAAACAAACCTAAGGTCTTTTGCGGTGGAAAACGCTGGTAAATGTTTATGTAATTTTACAATTAAAAACGGGGTGTTTGGTGTGATGCCTGCTTTACCTGTCGAACAAGACGGAAGCATAAGTTTAAACAGGTTAGTTCCTAGTCAAATTTTTTCTGCCGGTAATATTTTAGAGAATTCCCTGCAGGTTTCCTTTATTGATGGCAACGAAAGAATAGCAAAGGGTATATCTGTACGCTGGCGCGATTTAAAACCCTATGAACTGCCTGAAGAAAGAACCGCAATTATCTACGAGAATATTGATGGTGCAGGCGAGCCCAGCATTATAGAAGACTTGGACCTTACGCAATTCTGCGACAACAGAGACCAAGCACTTAAAACTGCCCGCTTCATACTGGCTTCTTCCCGACTGGTAAGCAAAACAATATCGTTTGAAACAACTCCAGACGTTTTACTAATCCAACCTGGAAGTTATATACAAGTATTGGTAGAGGAGGTTGATTTTAGTGCAGGTTTAAACGTAATGATAAACCCTGACCTATCCATAAAGTCTGTAAATCCCGTACCAAACGGTACATACGACGCAACTGTACTTTTGTCTGGATCAAACGAAATCCAGACTCGTAGTGTTGCAGTACTCGACAACTCGGTAACAGATCCATCTTTAGCTGGAGCGTTGATTAGCTTCCCTAGCCTGACACCTAATGAGGACATCTACCAAGTGCAGGAGCTAACATTAAGTGAAGACGGCATTGTCAGCGTGACTGCGGTGGTTGTTCCAACTAATATTGATGGGGTATCCCGCGTCGCAAGTTTGGTTGAACAAGTCAACCCAGACTCCTTTGTAGTAATAGAGTAATGGCATTTCCCAGTTTAGTTCCATCAGCACGCTCTTTTGCCCAAGGGGACTTTGCCAACAGAAAGTACAACGCTATTTCAGGCCAGGAAACCCGCATCCGCTACGGCGATAAAAAATACGGTGCTACTTTAAACCTTACTTATCAAAACCTCAGCGACGCCCAAGCAAATCTATTCTTAGAGCACTACACAGAAGTGCTTGGAACGTTTAAAAGCTTTACACTGCCCGCAGCCACAACAGAAGGCTGGTCAAGCGCGAATTACATACCTGACAGTTCAGAGCTAAGATGGCGGTACGAGGCTGCTCCAACTTTAACTAACAACAGGCCCGGTGTTTCTAGTATTTCGTTGCAGCTGAGGGGTGTGATCTGATGGCTTTCTACACAGGCACTGATGGAAGACTGATTATTGACAATGTAACTGCAGCAAAAGTAATTAACTGGTCTTTTACGTCTAGTTTGCAAGTGCTGGAGACAACCACACTTTCAGACCGTGATCGTACAGCAGTTCCGGGCATTAGGTCTTCGTCTGGTTCGTGCTCATTATTTTACTACGATGCCGACCCAACCAGCACGTCTACGAATAGCGCAAGTACACTATTAAACAAGATAATCAAAGCTGGGGGGTCTAATGCCCAAGGAGCAGAAACAGAAAAAGTACGTTTAGAGCTTCGTGTAGTTACAGTACCAGGCGTCTCTATCAGAAGATTTCATGGTGATGTTTGGATTACTAGTGCAAACATGACAATGGCTGTAGGAGAAGTACTGTCTTGTAACATCACCTTTGAGTTTGATGGGGCACCTACATCCGTACTGATATGAGCATTTATTTAGGCGCAGAAGGTTACGTACAGCTAAGAAGAACATCTGAGAACGATGAATACGTAAGGAGCGTATTAACTCCTACTGCCGTAAACGTTTCGGAGCGCAGGTTTAGCTTTAGCTCTGCCTCAGGGGCTTTTATAACAGGGGATAGGATAGAGCTTGGCACGCAAGATCGTAGTAATCTTGTATTAGTTCAAAACCACAGCTTTCCTGACGGTTTATTTTACATTAACGTAGACGACGCAGGCGGTATCCGTCTTTTTGATACGTTTGAAAAAGCAGTAAACGGCAAAGTAAACGACGCTTTACCTTTAGAAAGAGACACAGGCGATCAACAAATACAGGCCAAAACAAGAGACCCAGACCAAAACTTCCTTGCCCAAGTCTACAGATACGAAGTCACAACAAATAGAGAGTCAATAGATGTAACTGATCTAGGTGAAAATTTTAGAAAAAATTATTCAAATGGGATGATCAGCGGCCAAGGAACTCTTTCCTGTTTTTGGGAGTATAAAAATAAGTTAGGCGACAGCCAAGTAGGTGCTAGGGACGAAGTACCCAACTACATGGCTAAGCTTCTTCTTAGACTAAAACAAGGCAGTGTTTTTGATGGACGTTTTGTTATTTTTGATGACAAAAAAGGTCACAAAATATACTATCAGATGAACTGCGTGGTAACAAACGTTGCCATACGGGCTGGAACGAGAGACGAAATTATAGAAACTGAAATCAATTTTGTAACAAGCGGAGCAATAGCTTTAAAAGTCGCCCAAGATTTTGGCTCATTGTTGCTGGAAGATTCCAGTAAGCTTTTAGCTGAAGACAACGCCGAGATTTTAGGCGACCCAGACGCGCCATAAAATTTTCAACCCTATTAGAATGCTAGTAAGGTACTGTGCGCTGAGTTAATGGCTGATCTTCGTATTTCTGACCTACCTGAATTAGGCAGTTCAGAGCTACAGGCAGCGGACGTACTGCCTATTGCAGACCTAAGTGCCTCAGAAACCAAAAAAATTACCGCTTCAAATCTGATCTTAGACGGGATCACTTTACTTGCAAACGGCTCTATACCGGGCGCAAAAGTTAATTTCACCACAGCTGCCGGTTCCATCGGCACCACTGAGTTAGCTGACTCCTCTGTCACAGCAGCAAAACTTGCCGACTCCAGTTCCGCTGTAGTAGTAACTGCGCTACCCGCAACAGGCGATTTTATTGGTCAAATCGCAATCGACAACTCAACAGCAGAAATAAAAACTTACATCTGGGATGGTACGGTATGGAGCCTGACAAGCGGAATACTAAATGTTACAGGAAGTAACTCAGGTCTTGTAAACACAGAAGTAGTCATAGCAAACCACAGCGCCGCTGTTTCGGCTTCAATTGACGACACAACTGCAGCCGCTCAATTCCTTGCTGGTCCTACAGGTTCAGCCGGGGCTGTAAACGCAAGAACAATTGTATCCAATGACCTACCACTGGCAAGCTCTGCACGTGGAGCGGTTGCTGTAAACGGAAACGGCCTAGTTTTAAACGGGCAAGTACTTTCTATTGACAACACTGTTGTCGCAAACACCGGAACCAAGCAGCTTGTAAACTATGACAGTAAAGGTTTAGTAACAAGCGGCAGTGTAATTACACCAGCAGATTTACCTGTAGCAACAGCATCTGGTGTCGGTGTAGTTAGACCAGATACTACAAGCTTGTCTGTGGATTCTCTGGGTGAAATTACGCACGTAAACACAGTTGGTGCGGGAAGTGGAATTAAGCTTAACTTTGACCAAAACGGCCACGTAACAGGTTCCTTACCTTTACAAGAAAGCGACATACCAAGCTTAAGCACGTCAAAAATCATTTCTGGTACGTTTGGCGCTTCTTATATCACAGACCGCACCATAAGCAATGAGAAACTATCTGATTACTCTATTGCCTACGTCCAAGAGGTAATACCTTCCATTGCTGCAACAGAAAGCCACATTGGAATGCTGTGGCTTCAAGAATCCACATCTGCGCTCCACATGTGGAACGGTAACTCTTGGCTTCCGGTGAGCTTTGGAAGACTAGCCCAGCAAAATTTAAGGTACTCAGGAACAATTGACGCAAGTACTGGTTTTATTAACGGGGTAACGCCTTTAGGGATTAGCGCCGGATATTCAATTGGCGACAACCTAGGCAGCGCAACAGACGCGAAAGCCGGTATCTACTTTATTGTGAACACCCCAGGCGGAGGCCCAGGCAGCAACATTCCAGAAAGCCCAGGAGTGTCTTTTGAAAACGGTGACTTGATTCTTTGCAACGGTTTAGCAGCGGGGTGGACTCGCATTAGAGCATCCGCTGCTGGAATAAGCGGCATCACAGTATTAAATGATCTATTGGACGTGACAATCACAACTCCAGCTGCCGATTCATTGTTGCAGTTAAACGGATCAAGCTCGCAGTGGGAAGCCGTAACAACTATCGACGCTGGTACGTACTAAAATACACACAGCGCGTTAATGCGCCAGTTTTTCTGACCGGGAGGTTTATCCGATGCCAGTTTCAGTAAAGAACATCCGTTCCTTGGTACAGAACCAAGCGCCAACCGCTGGTACGCTCCAACCCGGTCAGATTGCAGTTAATTACCACTCATCAAGCCCTGCTTTATACATCGAAAACAGCTTGGGTGCAGTAGTTCAAGTTGCTGGCAGCGGTAGCAGCAAAACCGGTGTTATAGGCTATTGGAACAGAACGGGTACAACAGTATCACCTGTTAATGCAGGTGATTCAATCACCACAACAGGTACAATTAACGGAACAAATTTAGTTCTAACCAATAAAGCTACATCAATTTCCACCACATCAGGGGATGCCGCAACAACGCTTGTAACAAAAGATTTTGTAGACAACTCAATCTCCAATGCATTCGATGGCACTGGTACGGGAAATATTGGGTACTGGACCAGGACAGGAACGAATGTAAGCCTTTTAAACGCTAACGATAAACTTCTGTTCGGCAGTACAGTTGCTTACACAGGAGCAGGAAGCGTTAACTCAAAACTGCAACTTCACGGAAGTGGAGGCAGTACCAGTTCGTGGCAAGCAACACGCTGGAGCGCAGACACAGGGGCTCCAATTTGCAATATCCAAAAAAGCCGTAGCGCAAATGTAGGTGTCCGTGGTCTAGTTCAAAGCGGAGACGATTTAGGTGTATTGCAGTTTGCAGGGGATGATGGCACAAATTTTATTCCCGCCGCTTCAATCGTCGGCCAAGTCGATGGCACGTCAAGCACAAACGACATGCCCGGAAGGCTGGTGTTCAGTACCACGCCTGACAATTCTTCTGCAAGCGTTGAGCGCGCCAGAATTACGTCGCAAGGGTATGTAGGCATTGGAACTTCAACCCCAGGCGCTCCCTTAGA